TTGGTGTATCTTCTATTACTTCTACTTCATCATTTAAAAAATCAGTATTATGATATTTACAATTGATTAAATAACTTCTATATTCAACTTGTGCATTTTTATAATCTTTTAAGTCTTTATCATACCAATAAATATAACTTTCATATTTGATTTTTTCAGGTACTTCACCATTTGCCATTTTTGTTAATAAATCAATTACTTTCATTTTTTTCTCTATCTCCTTAATCTTTAATAATTATTATTAAAAATATTATAAATACTAATATTACACTTATTATTTCCCCTATAACTTCAAACATTGCCCATAAATTCAACCAATTCATTATTCTTCTCCTTTTAATATATCTTCTACTTCACTTGCTTTTACTAATTCATCACTATATTTTAATTCACAAGTGAATTCATCTCTGCCTAAACAATATTTAGTTTTATTTTCTTCTATATATTTTGTTATTTTATCTATTATAGTTAATAAATATATAGCAAAACCCCAACTAAATTCGTTTGTATCTCCCCAACCTAATTGGTATTCGATTTCTTCTCTTGTCATCTTTTTATATTCTTCAAATTTATCTAAGAGTTTTTCTTGTTTAATTGTTTCTAACAAATATTTGTCTTTCATATTTACTCACTTTCTAAATGATCTAATACATAAGTTATAAGAAAAGCCAATATAATAAGTGGAAATGATAACAGAGTAATAAAGTCCATTATTATTCCAATTATAATTCCAAATGTTCCAAATATAATCTTATTTATTACATTAATTGTTTTATCTTCATTTAATCTTTTAATAAATCCGTATGTTATCATATTATTTACCTTTTATTAAATCATCTTGACTTAATATTATATATTCCTTTCCAAATTTATCTTTTATTCTTTTATTTTCTTCTTTTCTTTTTCTTCTGATACTTTCTAAGTCTTTTTTTACTCTCCAATCTTGTCTTTGTAAGAAAACACTTAAATTCTTGATTCCATAAAATGTGTCTATATAATCTTTTTTAGGTAATACTTGATATACAAAATACATTGTAGTATCTTTTACTTCTTGTTTTTTCATTATTCCACCACTTTAGCAATTTTACTTTCACGATTAATTTGAGTTATATTTAATCGTGGTTGATACATTTTTATTGCAATTATAATTCCCAAACCAATTGTCACCCCTGAAATTAATAATGTTAACATTATAGTTTTAAATATCTCTTTCATCTTTATCTTCTTTCATATACACATATAAATTATATGTATTTCCTTTCTTATCTATTATCTTTTTTATTTTACCATTAACCACCCTACTAATTGTACTTTGTAGACTTCTTGGTGTTTTACCTAAATATATTGCTAATTCATATTGATTTTCAAATGTTGCTACTGGTATATCATCAGAAGAATATAAAGCATAGAATCTTTTATCTTTTCTAGCCTTCATTTTCTATCTCACTTATTACCTTTTTAATTTCTTTAATATATTTATCTCTTACTTTCTTCATTTTATCTAATGGTACTTTTTTATAATAAAAGTTTGTATAATTTATTCCTTCTTCTTTACAAATATGTGTGAAGTGAATATTATTAAGTTTTAAAATACCATTAACAATCTTTTCTTTTTCTTTCATTTATTCTTCTTCCACCTTTTCTACTAAACCTGCTTGTATTAAGTCTTTAATATGTTCTTCTTTTGCACTCATATCTATTCTCCTTTACCTTTAAGTCTATTATCAATTTCTTCCATTATTTGAATAATATCTAAATAAAATGTTTCTTGTGTTTCATTGAACTTACTCATTAATCTTTTTATCAATTCATTCCATTTATAAGCAAGTTGGTTATTTTCCTTTATTAATAAATCATAATTAGGAATTGTTTTATATCTATCTATAACTTCATTTAATTCTACAACATCAACACTTTCATAAACACTAATTGGTGGTTTACGTTCTATTGTAGGCAATGTATCTATTATTTTCATAAATTCTTCACTATTCATATCTATTCTCCTTTTAGTATTGTTTTAATACTCTTTTTTATACAACCATTACTTAAAAGATTAGCACCATATTCTTCATAAAATTCTAACGCTTCATTTATTCTTTGTTGTTTTTCTTCTATTACTTTATCTTTTAATAATAATTGTTTAACTGCTTCTTCTGGATTATTCTTAACCATTAACTCATAAGCATATTTATCTCTTTGTTCTACTGTCATATTATTCTCCTTTTAGTATATCTAATAAATCATCAACATCACACTCTATCGTGTATTGATGTGTACCTTCTTTTCTTAAATCAGCAAACATACCTATTTGTTTATTTTTTTCTATATATTCTATTGCTTTTTCATTTATAGTTTTTAATTCTTTGTTTTCCTTTTCAAGTCTTTTTATATATTTAAACAAATTTAATAAATTTTCTTTCGTACTTACATAAGTTAATATATCACCAGGAACTATAATTTTTATTTCTTCATTATTCATTTTCTTCTCCTCCTTCCATATTTATTGTAAATAATTCTAATGATGTTTCGTATGCTACTGAACGAGCAAAGGAACTTATATTTCCTTCTTTTTCATAATCTTCAAGTGCTAAATTTTTAAGAGATTCTAAATGTTCTTCTACATTATTAATTAATGATTCTAACACTTTTAGTTCTGATATTATTTCATCATCAGTTATCGTTTTGTTCCTAATTTGTTCAATAATTCTTGTAATTCTCTTTTTCTTCATATTTACTTCTTTCTATTTGTTTAATTTAGACCAACTTGCGTTTAAAAACCAATAATCTAAATCTTCAATTTCGCTTTCTAGTGTTCCTATTTCTTTCCACCATTTGTAATTATCAAATGTCATTGTGTCTAAATCTAATACCCACTTAGATTTATCTTGTAGTTTTACTAACCACAATCCTTTTTGTTTAAGGATCATCTCTTTTGTTGTCATTTTTTTCCTTCTTTCTAGTAATATATCTCTATTACAATTATAATATACCATATATTAACTAATAATGCAATACTTTTTTGCATAAAAAAACAACTTTTTTGTAAAGTTGTTTTATAGACACCAAACTCGTAGCAAAACAAACTCGTGTCAAAAGTTCAATACTAGAAAGAAAGATTATGCTACTTTTAATTGTTTTATTTGTTCTTCAGTTAAAGTTGGAATTCCTACGCTTTCACATTCTTGTATTATTCCGTCTATGAATATTTTCATTTCTAACGTTGTATATTCAGACGATCCTTTGAATACTTTATAGTGCGAAAATAATTTTCCTTTAACTTCACTTTCTCCTAGTTTTTCATAATATTTAAAGAAACCTTTTATATCTATATCTGATTTAATTGATATTATAGTTGATTGTCCATAATGTTTCAACATATCAAGATAAATTTCGTCTTTTGATAAATTTAATTTATTTCCTAGTTGGGTAATCAAAGACCAAGCATAAGCGTTTTGTGTCAAAGTTCGATGTTTTGTATTCTCATTTATTTCAAATAACTTGGTCTTATCTTGATTAAACAACCAATGAATTATTTGTTCGGCATTACCAATCAAAGTTTACATTCCCATTTTCAATTAAGGCTCTTTTAATTTTAGACGCTTTTATTAATAAATCCATAGCCCTTTTATGATTATCTTTAATGCTTTCCATAATTTCTTTTGGGCAACTTGTTAATTTATAACCTTTTGAACTATGAACTATAAATTTATCTGATAGATGATTTGCATATAATTCATTTTGTTTTTCAACGAGTTTACGGAAAACTCGTTCATTAAGTATAATATCATCTTTTTTCATTTCTTGCAACAGTTTCTTTTTTGTTTTCCATTCATCATTTATATAATCTAAAATCATTTATTTACACCTTCTTTTCAATTTTATCAAACCCCCTGATAAAATTAAAATGGTAAATCGGAATCGTCTACTAATGTAATATCATCGGAAAAATCTTCTAGTGAATCTTCAACTTCTTTTTTCTCTACTGGTCTTGTTAGAAATTCAATATGATTAGCCTGTACCTTTGTTATTCTTCTTTTAGTACCGTCTTGCGTTTCATATTCACTTTGAATAAGTTTACCACTTACTCCTATTTTGCTTCCTTTGGAACAATATCTAGCAACGTTTTCTGCTTGTTTTTCCCATACTACTACTGGTATATATATTACTTCATTTTCTCCTATACCATTTACTGCAATATTTAATTCTACCACACTTTTTCCTGATGTTGTAGAACGTAAATCAATATCTTTTGTTATATTTCCTATTAAATTAATACTATTCATTTTGTTCTCCTTTTTCTTTCTTCTTTATTTTTTTGACTTTTAAGTATATTATAGTTTCTAATGGAGAAAATATAATATCAATTATAAATGCGTCTATTATAAGAAAAATAAATATTGGTGCTATAAATAATGATATAAAAGCCAAATCCAAATCTCCATTTTCTATATCATATTGCCAATTTTCTCCATATTTTATAATATCTTTAATTACTTCTTTTGATAATATAAACATATTATTCTCCTATTCTATATTTCATACTTTCAAATTGTTCTTTTGTAACTATTGATTTAATATCTTCTTTTGATAACCAATAAATATCATTATTAAATTTTGATTTTAAATTAAAATAGTCATCTCCAAATGTTATGTTAAAACGTTTCCTATCTTTATTTATATAATTTACTCTATGGCCATTTATATAATCTCCAACTTTTATTAAATCAGTAAGTTTGTCACTAAATTTATATTTTTCTAATTCACTAGCAGTTAAAATATGTACTTTTTCTTCATTTTCTTCATAAACCATTACATCAAATTCATAAAGAAAACTATTTTCTCTAATAGGAATAAAACTTATACATTTTGCTATTCCATATTCAGTTCTTACATAATCTCCTATTTTCATTTATACTCCACCTTTTTTCCTTCCATAAATGCGTCTAGATCAATTATTCTACCACTTTTATTATGTGGTAGCCATATTTCATAATGATGTTTAGGTAAAATACTTGTTAAGTATTCTACGCCTTTACCATACATTACTTCCTGTTTATAACATTTTTCTTTTTTATCTTTACTATTTGTTGAATATGTTTTTGTATCAAATATTGCTACTTGATTAAACAAATAATTATATTTTGTAAATAATCTAACAAATTCTTCAAATTCTTGTGTGAAACCATATTTGTTTTCTTTCAAATATTCTTCTATTTCTTTATGTACTAATGTTCCTTTTTGTTTTGAATATTCTAAAACACTTTCAGGAACATTAATATACTCCCCATTGTCGAGTAATTTTGTGACACTTGGTATAATCTTACCATTTAACTTGTAAGTGTGCCATTCGTCATTATATTCCACTTGTGGTGTGAAACTATCAACACCAGTTAAGATGTCGATAGTTCCTGCATACTCACAAGTATTAACTATTTGTTCTGATAATATTTTCATTATTTTTGCTTTCTTTTAATGATTTCACTTGCTTGGATTTTAGTTAAATCTTCAATTTTGCCAATACCATAGTAATTTAACATACTATCAATATCATCTACTAAACCTTTAATTAATTCAACTTGTTTATCAGTTGCTTTTTCTTCTACTGTTGTTTGTTTATGAAATTCATCAGTGTCAGGATCTTTAGTATCATCAATTAAGAATAAACCATTTAAGCAATATTTTCTACAATATGAACTTGCAGTTCCTGTGCTTTGTTCTGAACTCATTCCTGTATGATTACTTGTTTCGGCAAATGCTTGATTTGTCAAAACTGATTCACTTTCTAAATCTTGCAAAATAGCAGTGGATTTTAGAAATATTCTATCTCCAACTAATACAACATCATCTTCTAATGTTAATGTCACTTTGTTTTTTTGAAGTAAAGGTTTTACTGATTCTAGTATATCTTCACAATTTCTATATTTATATTTTCCAAAACTATTGTATTGATTTTTTGGTGCTTTTAACTCCATTTGAATATTTAATAATTTTTCTCTTAATGTTTTTGTTTCCATATTATTCTCCTTCTTTCATTAAAACATTTTTTATAATTTCTCTTAATATTTTATTATGTTTATATTCGTCTTGCAATTCTTTTTTTAAATCATTTAATACAAATAATTGTATCACTAACACGATCGTTAGTATTAATATAATAAATTCTTTCATTGACAAACTATGTAGGAAGAAGAAGAATTGTCTTCTTCTTCTTTTCTATTACTTGTTAGAAAACTTATCTTATCTGCTATTACTATAAGTTGTCCGTTTTCTTCTTGTAATCTTCCCTTAACACCTATTAAATCTCCTTTCTTAATATATTCAATTGTATTCTTTAACATTTGACCGTAAAGTTTAACTGGAATGAAATCGGTTTCATATATTCCTTCCAAGTTTTTAAATGCTCTAGTCACTGCCAAAGTCATTATACTATCTTCTTGTTTTATATCGTTTGATAGTCTACCGATAAGATATACCATATTGTGCATATCTAAACCTTCCTTCTAGTAGTATTTCCTTACTACATATATAATATACCATATATTATAAAATAATACAATACTTTTTTATTAATTTACAAATAATCTTTTAAACCTTCTCTAAGTCTTTCGATTTCTTCTTCAGGTAAATCATCAGATTCAATATTTTCTTTTAACCATTTAGGAGTAGTTGCAGTTTTCTTTGTTGTTGTAGTATTTTTTTTAGGATTTGTTAATACTTGCATTAGATATTTTAAAGAATAAGCATTATTGCTTTCACAAATAGGGATCGCTTTCCTTACTTGTTCTATTGTAAAATTCTCAATAATTTTATTTATAATTTCAAAATCAGTTGGAGTAAGAATTGGCTTCCACTTTTCGATTTCTTCTATATATATCTCTCTATTAATACTTATATTATTAATCATTATATTATTCTCTTTGACATTTTTGTCAATCGTCGATTGATATTTTTGATAATCCACGATTGATATTTTTGTCAATCGTAATTTTCGATTAATTATTTCACAACCTTTTTTCTCATATTCAACGGTTATATAATTTTTATCTTGCAATGTTTTAATCTTTCGTGATACAGTTTCTTCTGTTGTATCAAATAAACTTGCTAAATATTTATTACTAGCATAACAATAACCTTTTTCTGCAGTTAGACTAGATATGATTAATAATAATCCTAATTCATTTTTTATATCTTTATCTAAAGCCCATTCATTAAAACATATTGAATAACCATTATTCATATCTACTCCCCCTTACTAAATTGTTTTAATAAATTTTTATCAGTTAACATAAGAAATCGTAATCTTGCTTTAGAATGATTATAAACAGTGCGATTGCAATATTTACACGGTCTTTTTGATTCACTAGGCTTAATTTGTTGTGAATGTCCACACTTGCAATAAACCATTGAATCCATAAATGCGTCACTTAATTTTTTATATTCTTGTTCTGAATATACTGGATCAGTAGTTTTAAACTTACCTTTTATTTCCATAATCCTAACCTAAAAATAGTAATATGAGAACAAGTGTAGATATTATTCCAAGACCGTCTATGATTTGTTCTTTTAAACTATACCCTTCCTTAATATTCTCCTTTACGATAAACTTAATTAATTCCATTTTTCATCTTCCTTTCTCTATCGTACTTACACTATAACATCACAAAATTTAAAAGTAAATAGATTTTTTAAAAAAATTTACACTTTACAAAATTTGTCAAATGTGGTAATCTAATAGTAGATAAAATTCAAAGGAGAAAAATATGAAATATAAGTTTGAACAATTATCTTCTGATAACTACAAACTTACCTACAAAGACAAATCATTTGAATTCAAAGCAGATGTTAATACAACGAAAGAATTACAAAACATAGTTGTTAAGGGAAGAAACAAAATGATTATTGCCTTAGCAAAAGAAGGAATGAGTATTAAACAACTTACTGTGGAAACAAAAGTAAATGGTAAAACATATTATGATAATTCAAATGTAGTTGAAATGGAAAAGGGTTATCAAGAAGAAGCAATGCTAGAATTTTTTGATAAAAAATGTATTGAAATATTTAAAGCACCACTTCAAGATCTTATGGTAGATATTGGATTAGATACTGTAGAAGACGGAAAAAAATTTGGTACTGAACTTATTCAATGTTTAGCAGGTAGAAAAATTAATGAAGAAGATTTTACGAAAGCACAATAGAAAAGAAAAGCAGTAATAAAACATATTTTTCATTTGCTTATGATGAAGATTTAGATCAATTATATGCTTTCTATTGTGCAAGATATGAAAATATAAGTTATGAAGATTTTTTAAAATTAGGAATAAATGAAGTAAGAAGAAAAATGAAAAGTATTCCTGAGTCAGAGCCTTTATTTACAATAATAAAATCAAGAACAATAAATACTGCTAAAATAAAGGAGAAAAGTGAAAGAAAATATTGGGAAGAATTAAAAAGAATAAATCGTATTCCTGATATATATATTTCAAATCAAGAAATAGAATTAGATTTAAAAAAGAAATTAGGAGAACAAAATGGAAACAAGTTTACAAAAGTTTAAAGAAAATTTAGAAATTATTAATAAAGATTTTAGCCAATATAAAACCGAAAGTGAATTACTTGTATTTAATACAATTAAATTATTTGAAAATGTATTAAAATTAGAATTAGAGAGTAATGAATATCAATATGCTTTAAGCAAGAAAGAAATTACAAAAGATAATTATACAATTAAAAAGATTAAAAAGGTTGTTCCAAAATCTACAATTACAGGTAAGAAAGAAGACCAATTAACATTAGTTGATAAAGAAGTAGATGTAAGAGTAATTTATAAAAGAGTAAATGGGTTAGGCTACTTTGATTGTTATACAGAAGCACCAATTGAAGATACAAATAAATTTAATAAGGAATTATTTGAAAAGATTAAATAAATCCCCCTATACACAGTGCTACCTTAATTGGTAGCATAAGATAGATAAACGAGCATAAAGCAAATCGTAAGTTGCTAAAGGAAATGTTGGTATTATATAAACTTCGAAAAATATATATAGTATCAACAAAGAGAAAAACAAAGATTTTATCTATCTTATGGTACTAATTAAGTGCCAAATATAGTGTCCTTTGCACATTTTTTATATGCAAGTGCTACCTAATTGGTAGCATAGAGTAGATAAATAAAAAGCGTCTTGTTGGTAGTAAAGGTTAATTAGTTTTTAGTTATGGGTAAAATAATAAAAGTAATTAATTTATTATTCCATACACTGCCAAAGGGGAAGATTGAAAATTCTAGAAAATAGACATCTTAAATACCTTTTTATCTATTCTATGGTGCTAATCAAATGCACTATTGACCATTGACCTAGTGTTAATAGGTCGGCGATAAAGTTATGCTTTATCATTACCTATCTACTAAATGTAGAAAAGGCATATATTAGTCTTTTGCTTATAGTAGGGGACTTATAGAAGGTTTAATTGTTGTCCTAGTAAAACAATGATTATGCTACTTAATTGGTAGCATAAGGTAGATAAGTTTATAATTGAACAATGGTTGTTGGTTTGCCCATATCTAAATAGGTAAGAATCCTATCTTGTCTGCCTTATAGTATTAATTAAGTGTCCATTTACCCAAGTGGTTTAAGGGGGAAGTCTACTAAACTTCTAGGTCGATTTACTCGACGCAAAAGTTCGAATCTTTTAATGGACGCCAAATAAGATTTTAAGTAGGGAAGAATAAAGGGAACGAGCAAGTGGCGTATTAGGTATCGTTGGTTGGGTTGTGTTGCCACTTAATTTTAAAGGAGATAATATGGTTAAATTTTCAATTATTATTCCAAACTATAATTCAGAGAATACAATTAGAAAGTGTTTAGACTCAATATTATCTCAAACATTTAAAGATTATGAAGTTATTATAGTTGATGATATGAGTACTGATAACTCAGTAGAAATTGTAAAAGAATATGTAGATTTATATTATGATAAAATAAATTTGATACAATTAAATAAAAAAGCATATAATGGTGGTGCAAGAAATATAGGTGTATCAAAAGCAAGTGGAGAATATATCTTATTTTTAGATTGCGATGATTGGATTTATTCAAAAGATAGTTTAAAGGCGATAGACGTTGTTATAGAGTGGTATGGTGCCGATTTAATAAGATTGCCTTATGTAGCACATAAAAACGAAGTAAATGCAAAAGTAATGATTAAAGACGATACATTAGAAAAAATTGCAAAAAGTGTATTTGTTGCTCCCTGGACTAAATGTGTTAAAAGAAGTAAATTTGTAGAATTTCCTGAAAACACATTATTAGAAGATGTAGTTCAACATATAGCACAAATAGATAATATAGAATCTATTTCAATATGTAGAATACCTTATGCAGTATGGAATAGAGATAATGTTAATGCAATAAGTTCTGATGTTGCTAAATACGATAAAAATTCAAAGAGATATTCTTCGGTATATAGAAATTATGCCGATTTAATAGATTTAAGATGTAAACATTCATATTGTGAAGAAGAAAGACAAAGAAGATTAAAAGCATATAAAGACGTAATTCTTCACGATGACGTATTAAGTTTAATAAATGGGGTAGATAGTCAATGAAAAATGTATTTTATATGCACAAAATAAATTCGATTGGTGGTGTAGAATCTTTTTTCTATTATTTAGCACAATTATATGATATAGAAGTATATTATACTGAAGGAGATATAGAGCAAATAAAAAGATTATCTCAATATTGCAAAGTTCGTAAATATACTAAACCTATAAAATGTGATAGATTTTTTTCTAATTATAAATGTGATGTAGAGTTTGAAGCGAAAGAAAAATATCATATTATACATTATGATCCTTTAAATGTTGGATTCGGAACAACATACGAAGAAGGTTGGAAGTATATAGGTGTGTCAAAAGTTGCTTGTGAAGGATTTGAAAAGAAAACAGGACATAAAGCAGAATTGATTTATAATGTTTTACCTATAAAGAAAAAAGGTTTAAAAAAATATGAAGGTCTTAATTTAATTTCTGCAACAAGACTAACAAGTGAAAAAGGGCTTGAAAGAATAGTTAAATTATCTGATACATTAGATAAAGAAGGAATTAGTTATACTTGGACTATTTATACAAATAAAGTTCGTAAAGCAAGACAACAAATAAATAGTAAAAATGTAGTTTTAAAAGACCAACAATTAGATATTCACGATGAAATAGAAAAAAGTTCATTTTTAGTTCAATTATCTTCAACTGAAAGTTTTGGTTTATCAGTTTGTGAAAGTTTAATGCTTGGTACTCCAGTTATAGTCACTGACTTAGAAGCATTTAGAGAAATAGGTTGTGTACAATTTGAAAATGCAATAATTCTTGATTTAGATATGAAAAATATTCCAATAGATAAAATTACGAAAAAGTGGGCTAAATTTAATTACGAGCCACCATTTACTGAATGGCATAAATATTTATCTAAAACAACATATAACCCTGATGAAGAAATAGAAGTTATATGTAAACATAAATATTCTGATATAGAAAAGAATATAAGTGTTTCGAAAGGAACTAAATACAAATGTAAACAATCAAGAGCGAGTTATTTAGAAGCAAGAGATTTAGTGGAGATATTATGATAGATATAGTAGTGACATATTTAGATGATAATAAACAGTGGAGAGAAAAATTTAACTATTGGAAGTCACTAGAAACTGGTAAAGGTATAAATGATAAAAATAATAGACAAGCATTTGGAGAAGAAAGACTTCGTGATTGGGGTACATTCAAATATTGGTTTAGGGGAATAGAAAAAAATTGTCCCTGGATTAATAAAGTATTTTTAGTAGTTCAAGATGAAAGCCAAGTTCCACAATGGTTAAATAGAGATAATCCTAAATTAAGAATAGTATATCACGATGAATTTATACCTAAAGATTTATTACCAGTATTTAATGTAGTTCCTATTTTAATGTATGTAGATAACATAAAAGATTTAGGAGAATTTTATTTAATAAGTGACGATGATGAATTTTTCTTAAATCCTATAAAAGAAGATAGATTCTTGCGAGAAGGAAAACCAGTTCACGCAGATAATAGAATTCCATTTGAATATTATAATAATGATACAAGTGATAAAGTATTCTTTGAAATATTAAATAATAATTTAAGATTAGAAGAAAAATATATGAAAGAAAAGGTAAAGTATGGATTCTATCATTTACCCGACATTAGAAAAAAATCATTTAATCAAAAAATAATGAAAGAAAATTATCAAGAAATATATGATAGTTTAAGAGTAAGTAAATTTAGACACCCTAAAAATATAGGTTGTACTATATTCAGTGATCTATTAAAAATATGTAATGAAGCATATATAGATAATGATTTATACAATAATTGTTCTTATTGTTGTTTAAAGAGTAATGTTCATTTTAGTTTATATAGAAATAAAGATATAGTATGTTTTAATGATACGGAACTATTAGATGAATATACAATAACGAAAATAAAATTAGTTAGATTTTTAGATAAACAATTACCGAACAAATGTTCGTTCGAAAAGTAGAACAATTGACTAATTATAATATATATGGTATTATAATTCCAGGAGAATAGGGTATGAAGATAATTAAGGTAAATTTAAACAAAGAAAATGATAGAATAATGGACGATATAACCATTGTTCCAATAGCAGATGTCCATATAGGAGATAGATTAGCAAATTTAAAATTATTTAAAGAAGTATTAAAACGCATACAAGAAGAAGAAAACACATATACTATAATCAATGGGGACTTATGCAATATGGCTCTTAAAAACTCTAAAAGTGACGTTTATGGGCAAAGTTTATCTCCAATGGAGCAAGTTATTACAATGGTAGAATATTTAAGACCTATTAAAGATAAAATATTAGTCATAGGAACAGGAAATCACGAAGACAGAACACAAAAAGAAACAAATATTGATGTGACTAGAATGATAGCAAGAGAATTAGGAATAGAAGATAGATATGCTAATGAATGGTGGTATTTATATCTTACATTTGGGCAAAAGACTAAACAACACAGAACACCAATAACTTATGGAATAACAGGAGTACACGGATTCGGTGGTGGTGGACGCAAACCAGGAAGTAAGATCAATAACCTAGAAAGTATGAGTGAAGTAGTATTAGCAGATTTATACATAATGTCACATACACATAAACCTATTGCTACTAAAAGATGTATGTATATGCCATACTATCAAAGCAAAGCATTAGAAAAACAAGAAATGTATTATTTAATGACTAATTCATTTTTAGAGAGTGACGGTGGCTATGCAGAAAAAATGGGATTAGTACCTTCAAGTACAAGTATAACTGAAGCAGAATTAAGTAGTACAAAAAGAAAGATTAAAATAAAGATATAGGTGCATAAATAGGAAGGTGGTTAAAGTGGCACAAGGTAAGAAAACAGATAACGAAACTATATATAAAATTATGTTGTCATATTTTGTGACACGCAATTATAGTGAAACAGGCAGAGAATTAGGAATTGATGAAAGTACAATAAGACATATAGTTAAAGAAAACATCAATAAAGATGAATTTAAGAAACTTTACGAACAAAAAAAGGAAGAATTTGTAAGAACTGCCGATAGAATAATTAATAAAGGAACTAGACTTCTAGAAAAGAGATTAAATATAGCATTAGAAAATCAAGATGAATTAGATGATCTACTGTTTGAAACATATCACGCAAATAGAGAAGAAGTTAGTCAAACGGAAAAAGTTGGTATTGCAAAAAAAATAAATAAAATACAAATAAATAGTCTAATAGAAATAACTACTGCTATTGGTACATTATATGACAAGAAAAAGATTGCAGAAGGTGGAGAAAGCAGTAATGAAACACCAAACGTTAATATTAATATAATAGATAACTCTAATCTAGAAAAAGCATTATATGAAGAAAGAGACGTATAAACTTTTAGAAAAGCCACCAAATAATAAAAGAAAAAAATTAATAGGAGATATATGGTTAGCAAAAGTGCCATATCACGAAAAAGGCAATTATTATAAACCTAGACCAGTATTAATAGTAGATTATATAGATGAAAAGTATTTATGCAAGAAAATAACTTCTACATATAAACCCAGTAGAAAAAAGATACAAGTAAATGATAAAACGAGTTATGTAAGTCATTATATAACATTAGATGAATATATGTTTTATCACTTAATTAGAAGGGGTGTAGATGTTAAAAAATATATTTGAAGGGAAAATAAATAATGAAATTTGTTAAAATAGGAAAAAACTATCTAATTAAAAATAGTAATGGTAAGATAGTAAGTGAAAAAGAAAAACTAGAATTAGAAAACAAAGAATTAGCAATTCAAGATATTAAATCAGACGGTTGTGTAAAAGAAATAACTAAAAAGATAAATAAGAATAAAAAAAGAATTAAGGAATTAACTGCACAAGAAAAGAAAGAAGAAGGTGCAGATGATATTATCGAAGAAGCAGATAAATCTATTTAATGATATTATAAGTCCTAATATACCTTATTTAAGTGTATTAGGAAGCACACAAAGTGGTAAAACATACGATATATGTGGTGCTACAATACAATATGCAAAAGCCTTAAATGAGTATGAAAAAGAACAAAGAAAAGATAAGAACTATATACCTAGACAATATTATGGTGCAATCATCGGTTGGACTACTGATACATTACAAGGAAATATAGTAGAAAATTTTCAAAATATATTAGAAAATGAATATCATTTCAAAAAAGGTAAAGATTACGAATTAGAATTTGGTAATAATAAAAAATATTTAAAAATATATGGTGTAAAGTTCTTCTTTTTTGGATTCAATACATATTTGGCATTTAATAAGATATTAGGTAAACCATTAATATTTGTATGGGTAGATGAAAGTGCTAGAATATATAGTTCATCTCAATTAAGAGAAACTTTTGATGAAATACCTGGTAGACAAATGAGTTTCGCAGGACACCCATATTTCAAAAGAATAGATAGTTATAACGTAGAAGGTGGACAAAACCACCCTTACAAGAAAAAATACATTGACGGAAATGATTGGAAGAAATATGTATTCTTTCCGTATGATAATCCAGTATTAGACACAGAAGAAAAAATAAGAAAAGCAGTAAAAACTTTCGCAAAAGGAACGCTAAGAGAACAAAAAGTGTTTAATAAATGGGTAGTAGCCGAAGGTAGAGTATTTAACGAAACAAATCATATAACCGAAGAATATTTTAAAGAAAATTATATAATTCGTGAAATAGGTATAGGTTGCGACTATGGTAGTGTAAATCCTACCACATTCTGTGCATTAGCGTTATGTCAAAATACAGAGAATGGTAATTGGGAACTTGTTCTGATAGATAATTATTATCACGATCCAAAAGAAGAAGGAGATACACCTACTACTGAATATTATTCACAACAATTAAAACAATTTATAAATTACTTGCACGATAAATATAAATATGTACCAGTTAATACGTTAGTCATAGATAGTGAAGCAAGTCATTTTAGTAATAGATTGGACGTAGACGGAATAAGACACGAACTTGCTAAAAAGAATAATATGAGTGTAGATGAAAGTGTTCAATTAATGCAAAGTTTATTTTATAACGGAATATTAAAAACATTAGAAATAAATTCTATTAGATATTTTCAAAATGGGCAACCTATATATAGAGAAATAAATGTAGGATTAGATGAATTAGAATCATATCATTATGACAATTTGAAAAGCGAAGTATCAGGAATAAATACTTATGTTAAAGATTACGACCATTATGTAGACGGAAGTAGATATATAATAATGGAATTTAAACTAACAGGAAGATGTCCTGTGGTATAGGAGAAATTATGGTAATTAAATGCAAGAAAACAAAAAGATTTTTATGTGAAATCAATTATGATAAAATCATTGCACTTCTTGAAAAAATGGGAGTTGAAATGGAACAACCACTTGAAATAATAATTCCTTGCAAGAATTGTAAAACAAGTGAAATATACCATATTTATAAAGACCATTATATATTTAAAGGAAACGATGAAAAGAAATGATCGTTTCTTTTTTGTTTAAAAAAACTTTACAAAAATGTAAAAAAAGTATTGAATTTATTATTAATATATGATATATTATATATGTAATCAAGAAAGATTACTAGAAAGAAGGAACTAAAAATGACATTAGAAAGAAAGGAAGAACTAATTAGACTTATTTATGATTTAGAAGAAATTCAACTTGGATTTAAAGATTTAAGAAATAAAAAATATAAAGGACTTGAAATTGATTATAATGAGAATGTTAAAGACCATAATTCTTTAGTTAATATATCAGACGGTTTATATGAAATTGATTTGATTAAAGACGAAGTAGAAGAATGGGAATTACAAGAAATGATAAATTTAGCAATAGAAGATATAGACAATGAAATATCATATATACAAGAAGTATTAGAAAATTATATCTAATACTTTTTATTTTATTATAGTATGCAAACAAAAGTTCGATAAATATTTTTTTAAAAAATGATAATTTTTTGTTGACAATAGAACAAATGTATGATAGCATAATAGTATAGAAGTGCAGTGTATTTGACCGAAAGGTGCAAATGGAAGCATAAGGAGAAATAACCTTATGCTTTTTTTGTTAGGAGAAATCAATGAAAAAGATTATTAAATTCGTTAAAAGATACTATAAACGATTAAAAAAGTCTATCAAAAGATATTTAGATCGTTGGACTTTATGTTTATATTACAATGGTTTATTAGTGAAAAAATTAAAAATAGATAAAAACGAAGCACCTGATAAAAATACATATTGCATAACTTTTAGAAATAAGAACATTGGTAAAGGCAAAATCAGTATTATAGCAAGACCAATAACAATTTTAAAAAACGATGAAAAACATAAAAAAACTTATTGGGGAATAATAAACGAAACTGGAGTAAGACCAGAAGAATAGGAGAAATAAAATGAAAGGAAAATTAAGACAATTTAATCCACTTCAAGCCCCTTATATTAAAGTTAGAGTTAAAACAACTAGCCCAGGAATGACAAATGGTAAACCAAACATAAAAGAAGAAGAAAGATATGTTTTAGCACCTAGTGCTAAAAAAATAGGAACATATATTAAGAATCAATTGTTTGGTAGTGATTTATTAACTCAAACAGAAGGATTAGACATAAACTGGTTAATGCCTACATTAAGCAAAGCATTAGAATTATCAGTTTATGAAAAAGAAAGTTTTGTATACATACATTTGTTCGACAATCAAGTATATCTTGAATGTATAAATAAATGTAATATACATAATTTAGTACAAGAATATGATCGTATTAAAGAATGTGACATTATACAAGACTTTGAAGCAGGAGAATATGATTATTCGTTAAATAGACATATAGAAATATCAGACGGAAAAACAAATATGATATTAACTGCTTTCAAAAAAGAAAAAAGAGAAGAAGAATATCACGAAATTACTATTAATGAATTTAATACGATAATGGGTACTGATTATATGAGAGTATATCTATTACCTTATGAAGTATTAATAAACATTGATATAGGGCAAGAATTCTTCAAAGATAGTGAAAAATTCCTTAATGAAGAAATGGAAGTATATAACGTATTATGCGAAGAAGTTGAAAAGACTAAAACTAGAATAGTCACAAGTCAACACTATCAAAGCAACGATATATATGGCAAATGGACACCTAACAATAATATGTATAATGTAAGCACTATTAAAGTTAATGGTATAGATGATTTATTTACATTAATGCCAGGAGATAAAGACCACCAATTCTTCGAACACCTACAAGGAAATTTAAGACAAAATGATTATATAGATATATTTAAGTTTTGTGATTATCAAATTATTCAATTAGCAAATTTAAGTCCTGCAAGTTTTGGTTATGAGAAAGATAAGTACCAAAATGTAGCAAGTGTAGATTTATCAATGAACTTAACTGAAATGACTATCGAAGCCATTAAGAAACAAGTTGAGCCACAAATAAATAGATTAATTGAAAATATAATCAAATTACAAGAAGCAAAAAAAATACAAAAGAATAAAATTCCAAATGATATTCAATGGGATTATGGTAATAATGAAAAACTTGATGATGATAAGAAAATTAGAACATTAAAACAAGTTGAAAGTGTTATTGATATTCCTTATGAAACTAGAGCAAAGATAGTGACACCTATTATTAACAAACTAATAGATGAAAAAGTGACTAATGAAGATCTAATTAAAGAATATCAAAAAGAAAAAGAAAGTTTAAAGGTAGTGTATGAAGAACTCTAGTTTTATAGCCGAAAGTGTATTTGAAATGAATTTATATTATACTCGTAAACAAAATCAAACAAAAGAATTATTCTTTAAATGTTTAAATGAAGGTAAAACAGAAGAATATTTTAAAAAAGAATTAGAAAAAATATGGGGTATAGATGATAAAAAATATATAGAAGAACAAATAACTATATTTAGAGAACAAATTCATAAACAAAACACAGGTTTAAAACTAGGTGCAATAACATTAGTTGGTTTAGGGGTAATTAAACTAATTAATGATACCAATAAACAATTTTTAAAGAAGAAAATAAAGGAATTTACTATAAGAAGTGAAAGTCCTTTATTGGAATCTGATAAACAAGACTATTTAAAAAAATTAGTACCTAAATATACAAGTGATACAGTACCATATTTCAGTAATGGTAAATTAGTAAGAGAAGTTAAACCTAGCACCTATAATTCAATGAGTTATAACACAACATTAACTCGTAATGGTTGGGTACAAACATTAAATGACGGCAAAGATTTAAAACAAATGTTATTTTATATACCATTTCACAATTTTAGTTGTCCACATTGTATGCAATATCAAGAAAGAATAATGACATACGATGAAGCAAAAAGATATTTAAATGATACCGAAGAAGGTGCTACTGAAATCCTACACCCTAATTGTAAATGTACTCTAACATTTTATAACAATAATAAATTAAAGAATATAGATTATGGTAAAGGAGAAGAAGAATATCATATCAGACAAAAAGTAAATAGTTTAACACTTTCTAAGAGTGAAATAAACACTGATATAAGAATACAAAAGTATTTAGGCAATCAAGATAAGGTTGATGAGTTAAATACTCGTAGAAATGCTTTAAATAAGCAAATAAGAGACCTTAAAGGTCAATTAGACACCGAAGAAAAACAAAAACAAGTAGTTGCAATAAAAAGAATTAAGTAAGTGCTATCGTTTTTTGATAGCACAGGGTAGTTATATCTTTCCTTTTTTCAATATAACTTCCCTGTGGTGTTAAAAAACACCAATGCACTTCTAAATAGTCGACAAAGTAGAAGGAGAAAAAAGTATGGACATTAGTAAATATGTCACAAACAAAGAGTTGTCAATCTCTAATGATGATATTAACATCGAAAAATTGACAAAAGATATTAGAAAGGGTTTTGTATCTAGTGAAGAAGTAGAATCAGAAAGAAATTCTGCAGTTAAAGAAATCAACGATAAATATGCACAACTAGAGAATGATTATAATAAACTAAAGAGTTCTTATGATGATATAGAAGCACGAAATACACAATTCGTATCTAATGAAAAGAAACTTAAACTTGATGTTGAAATGGTTAGTCAAGGATTCAAAAAAGAACAATTTGAAGAAGTAAGAACATTGAGAGATACTTTATTCAAAGATGAAACTGATGATTCAAAAGCAATTGGTTTAATCAAAGATAAATATAAAGCAACATATTTTCCTGATGAAGAAAAACCTGTCGTTGTTCCTGAAGAATTAGGTTTTGGAAATGCCCCAAAAGAAAAAGAGCCAGTTAAAGTCACAAGAAACACAAGATTAAGCGATTTATTAATTAAATAAAAAGGGAGAAAAATATTATGAATTTTACAGAAATTAATTTAGATTTACAAGGCGTAGCAAAAAGAATTTATGAATCTTTACTTTATAGAAGTTCATTCTACAAAATGCTAAATCCTAATTACATTGGAGAAATAAGAAGAACAGGAACTCCAGTAATTGAAGTATTAAAATCACAAGACACACAAGTAAATGTAAGAGAAACAAAAGAAATTGCACAAGCAATTACTCCAAGTTTACAAGGTTATTCATCAATTAAAGTTGATTTAACTGATTTACCTATGGATTATTCTATTAGAATTCCAGTATTAGTTGCAGGTAGCAACATTATGGGTACTTTAGAAGACGCTATGGACAAGAAAGACCAAGCAGTTGCTAAAGCAATCGACACTTATGGATTCGGAAAACTTGAAACTGAAGTAGTAAATGAAAGACAATTCGATCCTGAAACTAAAGAAGCATACATTGACGAATTAAATGCTATTAAAGCAGTATTATTCAATAAGAATGTATATGAAGATTATAGACTAGCATTATCTGCTACTGAATATGCAAAACTAGTTTCTGCATTAACTTCTATAATCAAATATGAAACTGCAGTTGGAGTTAAAGGCGTTGATATGGGTACTGTATCAGAAGCATACGGAATTCAAATCTTCCCAGTAAACGATTCAGTTTTAGGAGATGTTAAAGGTTATGCTTTCAACCCAAGAGCAGTAGTTGGAGATTCATTCTTCGATTCAATGCAACTATTTAACGGAAACTACCCAGGATTCCCAGGTTATTTCGTAATTGAATCAAATATCTTATTTGGTGCAGAAGTTGTAGAACAAAACGCTATTATTAAATTAGTAGAAGAAGTATCTGCATAATAAAAAGTGAAAGGGGTGTCACAATATGACATATTTCACAAAAGAAGAATTTAAAAGCAAGTATAATTTAGATGTCCAAGATTGGCAAATAGAAAGTGCTTGTGAAATGATATATTCTCAAATAGGGGATATATATAAAGAAGAATGGGACACAACAAATTGTCCTGATCCAATCAAAAGAGCAAGTATGGAACAATTAAGATTTATTCTTGAATATGATATACCATTAATAGATAATCGTGGAGTAATCAAAGCAGGACAAATGGAAAGTGATTTAAGCACTGACTATTCTACTCTTGCTTTGAGAATACTTGCTAATAACGGTTATTTATATCGTGGAAATCGAATTAATTCAAATATGAGTATGAGAATACCTTTTAATTAAAATGTTTAATATAAATGGTTTAAAAGCGACTCTAATTCAAAATAATCGTGGTAATTCAAAATATTATGACGATCAAGATAAAAGTGAATTAGAAATACAAGTTTGTCCTTATAATTCAGACCAAATAGTAAGATTTGGAATTGATACAACAAGTGAAGCAAAGGGTTATTTCATTGTTAAAGCCGATACAAATGTTCGAGAAGGGGACGAACTTATATTCAATGGAAAGAAATACTCTATAATTGAAGTTCACGATAATTGGATTTGGAATAAAATTGCAAATTTAATATTGGTAGTAAAATGAATGTTGAAGTTGAAATTATTAAAGGCATTCCAGAACAACAAATAGAACAATTTGTTGATAGAGTAATTTACAATACTGCAGTATTAACAAGAGAAGAAACAAAATCTCTTAATGCTTTCCCACAATTAACTGGGACTTTGATGAGAGAAGAACTTTCACAACAAATAATTGGAAATAATAAGGAATATGGGTTGGTTAGTGGTACTTCTTATGCAAAGGCAGTATATGATTATAATAAAGTAAATTGGACTAATAAATCTACTTTACCACATTGGTATAAGTCAGTATTTGAAAAATCTGGAAATATGATTTTATCTAATGCTATTGCACGTTCATTGAAAGGATTTAAATGAATTCAAACGATATTAAAAATAAAAATTTAGTTTTATGTGATTTTATAGCCGACTTAACTAATAATAAATATAAAGTTAAGCCTGAATATTCAACAAGTAATAAAGATAACGAAAATGTAATAGTTATACAAGAACAAAGTGGGGAAAAGATAGTATTCTTTGATAACCCTAGTTTATATAATTATTACAATGTAGAAATATTTGCAAATTCAATTCAAGAAGCCAAAGATACAAGTGTAGAAATTGGAAACTTAATTGGAGAAAATATATATTTTGATTGGTTAAACGATAAAACCACTGAAAAGTGGCAAATAATGGTAAAACAATTTAGTAATCCAAGAACTATTGCTTATGAAGATATTCGTAGAGTTTCATACACTATGACTTTACAAGTAATAATAAATAGGATTGCATAGAAAGGATTAAATATGAATTGGTTTATTAACAATAGAGAACTTATCAAGAATCTAGCAATAAACACAGGTACTACATTAAATCCTACTTACACAAAAATATGTACTACTTCAGAAGTACAAGTTGCTACTGATTTAGAAAAAAAAGATTTCTATGTATTCTGTGACGCATTAAAAAGACAAATTGTCACAGGTGCAAGTGTAGGATTAAACGGTACTCTAAAATTAGATGTTAATAATGACGGAGATATTGCTTTATTAGATAAAGTTCACACTCTTATTGGAGAAGGAGAAATTTCTCAATTCACTAATGTAGAAATCGAATTTGACTTATTAAGTGGTGTAAACAATGGTGTATTAGAATATACTACTTATAGAGCAACTGCTACTTTAAGTCTATCAGACATTGGTGGCAATGCAGAAGATGAAGGAGAAATGAGTTTCGAATTAATGTTAATCGGAACTGCTACTGAAGTTGCTTCTGCTTAATCCTTAAATAAGTAGGAGTAATCCTACTTTTTTTAATAGAAAGGAGAAATTATGAATAATGCAGAAGTTTTAGTTAAATTTAAAGGCGATAATAAAGAATTAAAAAACACAACTGAAGAATCTAAAAAAAGTTTAACTGGTTTTTCTAGTGCGATCAAAGGTGCTTTTAAAGCAACTGCAATAGGTGTTAGTGCTACTGCAACTGCAATTAGTGCTATCACTAAAAAAAGTGTAGAAGCATACGCAAGTTATGAACAATTAACAGGTGGTATTGAAACACTATTTTCCGAAAGCGAAAAAGAAATAAGAGCATACGAAAGTTTTTATGGTAAAACTTGGGAAGAATTAAAAAAAGCACCAGAAGGATTTGCAACAAGTGTTAGTGAAGTTTTAGGCAATGCCGATAACGCCTATAAAACTGCAGGGTTAAGTGCAAATGACTATATGAATACAGTAATGTCATTTAGTGCTTCACTAAAACAAGCAGTTAAAGGCGATAGCCACGCAATGATGGAATATGCCGATATGGCAGTTATTGATATGGCAGACAATGCAAATAAAATGGGTACTGATATGGGAATGATTCAAAGTGCTTATCAAGGATTTGCAAAACAAAACTATACAATGCTAGATAACTTAAAACTTGGTTATGGTGGTACTAAAACTGAAATGGAAAGATTAATTGAAGACGCAAATAAAGTAAAAAAAGCAAATGGAGAAATGGCAAATCTTTCTATTGATAGTTTCGCAGATATAACTGAAGCAATACATATCATTCAAACTGAAATGGGAATAACAGGAACTACTGCTAAAGAAGCAGAAGGAACTATAAGTGGTAGTTTAGGAATGGTAAAAGCAAGTTATCAAAATTTATTAGTAGCATTTGCGAGTGGAGAAGGAATAGAAAAAGCAATTGATAATATTATTTCATCGGCAATGACATTTGGAAAAAATGTAGCACCTATAATAGAAAATGCAATAGATAGTATAAGTAAGTATTTGCCTGAAATTGCAAATAAAGCAATAAAAGCAATACCAGGCTTATTAGATAAATTATTGCCAAGAGCAGTTGAATTATTATCAAATTTAGTTAGTTCAATTGTTCAAATATTACCTACCACAGCACCTATGCTAATTAATGCAGTAGTGCAACTCGTTAATTCAATAGCCACAAATCAACAATTAATACCTTCTATTATTCAAGGTATAATAATGATAGCACAAGCATTGATAGATAATATAGATTTGATTATTGATGCAGGAATTCAGTTAATAATCGGATTGGCAGATGGGCTAATTTTAGCACTCCCAATTTTGATAGATAAAATCCCTGTCATAATTGATAAATTACTGAATGCGATAATTGAGAATTGGCCAAAAATTCTAGAAATGGGAATCACCTTAATCATAAAATTGGCAGAAGGATTAATAAAAGCAATTCCACAATTAGTATCAAAGATTCCACAAATACTTGCTTCAATTGTAGGTGGATTTGGAAAAGGCTTGGCTTCAATGGTAGATATAGGTAAAAAAATGATAGAAGGACTATGGGACGGCATTAAAGGTGCAGGTACTTGGTTATGGGACAAAATTACTGGTTGGGGAAAAGGTATAATTGACGGAGTTAAGAGTATTTTTGGAATACATTCTCCTAGCAAAGAGTTTGCAATTATCGGAAAGTTCTCAGTTTTAGGTTATACTGAAGCATTAGATGATATGAAAGATCAAGTAGACGAACAAATAGCCGATACATTTGGAATTAGCCCACAATTACAAAACACAAGTGCATTACATTATAGTCCAAATGTAGTAGTAAATAATGAAGTTAACGTATCACAAGATCCATTAGGACAAATGGTATCTAATATAAAATCATATAGTGGTGGTGCTAAAAACGATTATAACTTTGGAATGGGAGTATAACCTATGATAAAAATATTTATAGATAACGAAGAAGTAGTATGTGATAAATCTTTTCAAATAAATGAAGAATTTCTATCTACTTCTTCAACAATTCTTAATAATGTAATGCCAAAATCTTGGAATACAAATAAAGATTATGTAAGTAATTTTTACTTGCCTAAAGATTATGCAAAATGTGAAATAAAAGATGACGAAGATAATTTAATATTTGAAGGTGTAGTAAGAAACACTGGAAACATTAGTTTAAATCCTAGAGAGCCTAAATATTGTAGTTTGGAAATATTAGATTATAAATGTTTATTATCAGAAGGTAAAACATTAGACTTTGTTATAGATAATAAGACAATAGCACAAGCAATTCAAATGGTAATAGATGAAATAAGTGATTATGGTTTTGAACTAGGAACAATTAATTTAGATAGTGCAAATGATATTATAGGAACTTATTCTACATTAGATAAAACTGCTTATGATGTTTTTCAATATATAAGTGAAATAACGCAAAGCAAATGGTTTACTAAAAAAGAAAGTAATGGCAATTTATCAATTAATTTTTATGACGCAGATAAAATACCTAGAGCAAATGATATTTTATATACCAAAGAATATTGGGAAGAAAATAATATAGTTGATATGATTTATAACTTTAACACTAGAGATTATAGAAACTCACAAATTGTTAATTCTAGTGGTGTATTTTCAAATTCACAAAATAGTGAAGTACAAACTTATGACGGTTATTCAAAAAATTTACTTTTTTCTTTACCAATAGGAAAAATAGTAGATATACAAGTTAATGATGTATCAGTTAGTTATGCTACTACTAGTGAAAAGAAATTGGGAATAAGTGCAGATTTTTATTATTCAGTTGGAAGTAATCAATTAGATATAGATACAAGTTTGTCGCAAGGGGACAAAATAGAAATTATTTATTACCCATTTGTACAAGGTAGACAAATAATAGAAAACGAAGATGAAATAGATCGTATATCTATATTAAATTCAAGAAATGGAAGAATAAGTAGATATGAAAATAGAAATGATATTACTGATTTAGATGAACTTGCAAAAATAGGACAATCATATATAGAGTTTAAAGGTAAAGCAGAAGTTGAATTAAAAATAACTACTTTTAATAAAGATATATTTAATATAGGTCAACAAACTACGTTCTATGCACCTATTGAAGATATATCAGGAGATTATCTAGTTAAAAGTAAAGTTATAAATGTAAATATAACTAAAAATACACAAAATGTGTTCTATGAATACACATTAAGCAATACATATAATGGAGAAAGAGCAATAAATTATTTTGATAATCAAAGAAGAAAACAACAAGGTAATTTAGAAGAAGGTCAATTTATTACAAGAAATATAGATATTAGAAGTGACGCATTAATAATTTTTGATAATTTAGTTATTAGTGAAGTTAATGAAAATAATAATATTCTTGATTTTGAATTAGACGCACCATTAATAAAATAGGAGAATAATATGACAAATAATTATAAAATGAAATTATTAAGTTGGTTTACAGGAAATTATACAATAGATCCACAACCTACAACAATAAATACATTTGAAGAATCAATAGATAAAGTCAATGACGATATTATTGACGTTATGGGAAATGACGCAGAAATATTAAATGGTGTTCAAATTACTTCTCCAAATGGAAATAATTCAACTTGGTTAGTTTTACTTGTATGGAACAATACAACAAAAAAAGGTGGTTTCGTATTACTTGATGAAAATTTTACTCAACAAGCAATCATAACACAATATGATAGTGGTGTAGATATAGGAAGAATTGATAATTTACAAGTCGATGAACAAGGTAGAATATATGGTGTAGAGATAAGACCAGATGAAGAAAGAATAAGATTTGTATATTTAACAAACTTCTTAGTTAAAATAAATGGCGAATTTAAATTGGATTTAAGAAAAGCATATAATTTACCTATTACTTGGAGTAGATTTAGTTATATGTATAATAAATATAAAACATATATATTTAAAATACCTAATGTTTCGAAATATTGTATAATTTTAAAAACCGACCAAGATGACGGTATAAGTGCAGAAGTTTATGATATTTTTACAATGGAAATAAGTACAGAACAAAGTAATAAATTTAAATATGCAAGAATAATACCACCTTCACAAGCCCAGGCTTCGTATAAACCATTCGTTAAATGGAATAGTAATAAATTATTTACAATAGACACAATATCATTAAATAGTCGTAATGAGCCTACAAGTTCACTAATAAGAGTTATAGTTGAAGAAAAAAGCGAATATACAGATGATACTTGGTGGAACACAACAACTAAAATAATAACTCTTGATTCAACTATAAATATTGGTAAAGACGGAGATTGTTATTGTATAAATGAAAACACATTGTTAGTCACTGATATAACAACAGTTAAATTATACTTTTCATTAATTGAAATAAATGATACCACAGGAACGGTCACTTTTGTAAAAGATTATACCGTTATGACAAACAACTTTCAAAGTATATTTACTGAATCGAATGGTTATTTATATTGTTATACTTGTTGTAGTAATGGTACAAATCAGTTTGAAGAAGCAGTTTATCATATATTAGATAAAACGGAAAACATAACTGGAGATGACTTCATTAAAGAAGTTTTATATTCTACACAATGGGGAGAATTTCCAAATTACTTTGGAACTAAATTCTTTACAGTTCAAAATATGTTTAACTTATATAAATATTATACTTGCCACAAAGACGGCGATGATCCTACACAATATGATTTTAAAATACAAAGAGAAATATATAACGAAAATAATTACAATGGAACGGTATATAGTGGATTAAATTCATTAATAGGAAATCAAGGATTAATTTATAATAGTGAAGGTTTAGTATTTGCAAGAAACTTATATAATAAAGTTATACAAAGCAATAAAACAACTTATTCTGTTGAAATCCCAAATAATATGTTAAATGATTATGCTTTAAATATTCAAGAATTATTAAGTGAAACTAAAAATGTTATGAATAATAATGCTAATCCTATAATAAAAAATATTTATGAAGAATTAATAATTAACTTTATAAATAAAATAACAATATCTAATGAAATAGATGAAACTAAACCTATTTATTATTTAAATGGTGCTACTAGATTAAATGATTCAATAAGTAATTTGAAAGATTATAATAATTCAAAGATGACTAAATATAGAATTAATTATAGTGATAATACTAGTGAAATAGGAACATTAACTATAACACAAGTAAATTTATTCAAATATACTTTAAATTTATCAATAGAAGTAGAAAAAGAAATAACAAGTATAGATTTCATCAGTAATGACGAAAACACAATATATAATACTATAACACCTACATTAGAATTAAATAAAACTTATAATTTAAGTGTAGATGTTCATATAGAATAGGAGAAAATATGGGAAAGATAACTTATGAAAATAAAGAAGCAATAAATGTAGATACTTCAATACCAAATAAAAACAAGGCTACTGCCGATGATTTTAACGAAATAAAAAAAGTTGTCAATGAAAACGAAGACCACCAAATAGGAATAATAAAAGATATATGTGCTACTTTACCTGCTACAACAGGTTATGTAGAAGGAGATAATGTATATCTTATGAATGATAACTTAATATATACATTAACTAATGGTGCTTGGGTTAGTTTGGGTGCACCTAATTCTAATAAATCTTATCTACTACTAAATGATTATTACGATAGCGATTACGGTTGGAAATATACTAGGGGATTATATAAAGTAAGTAGTTATGGTTATATAATGGATAAATTAGAAAATTATATATGTAATTTAGGTAATACACTTCAATTTGATGCAACAATATCGGGTACATATTTAATTTTTACACCTGGTGCAGATACAGGAACATTCTTTTATCCAACAAGAACAGGACAAACAGGACAAATTACTATACCACAATTATCAACTGTATCAATCTTTAAACAAAGTAATACAACATTAACTGTTGGAGATATGTTTGTTATTAATACTGCTGATAATAAAACAATAACAGGTAAACTTACTGCTACTAATCCAATATTAGGAAATACTTGGTCTATTAAGAATTATTACAGTGCTTTACAAATTAGAAAGTCTACTGATGTTAGTACAGTTAACATGTTTCAATTATTCAAAGATGAAGCAGGTAGTCCAACAAAAACTCTTTTATGGATTTTAGGTAATACATTCACATTAAATTATACTGAATACGGTACACAAGAATCTAAGTCATTTACTTTCGGAATAAATGATATGGTTCAAGGTAATTCAACAGATTGTGTAAGTGGTGACCCAATGATAATATATAAAACAAACGGAGAAAGATATAAAGTCACTAATTTAACGGCGACAGGAGATACTTACTTAATCACTAAATTAGATGAAGATATATTTAGTACAAGTGAAACATTGACGAATAAAAAATGGATTGACGGTAAACCTTTATATAGAAAGACAATAATTACTCCTGGTCCTTTTACTACAAACACAACTACAATAGATATATCTGGGTTAGGTGCAGAAACTATAATGATAGATTCAACACATTCGTTTGCTCGTTTTGTTGATTCTGTCGATGATTATACTATTCCGTTTGATTCACCTGCTTGTTCCACTGGAACGGTTGCTATGAAAGCAGGTGCAATCGCAATTACTGACATTAACCATTATACCGATGAAATTGAGTTATATATTGGTAGCAATAGTTTAAATGATTCTACTATGATATTATATATTACATTAGAATATACAAAAACCACTCAAAATCAAAGTAATACACCAGTAATTACACCACCAGACCCTACACCTGAAGAAGAGAATTAATTTATAATAGAATTAAGGAGAATATATATGAAAGAAAAAATAGTAAACGCTTTTACAAATTTATTAAAAGTTAAAACATTAGTCACTTTATCTTTAACAGTAGTATTTTGTGTTTTGGCTTTAAAAAATGTTATTAATAGTAATGAATTTATTCAAATATTTTCAATCATAATTGCTTTCTACTTTGGAACTCAAAAAGTAAAAGAATAATGGAAATAAAGAAAATTCAATACCAATTAGCAAGACCAAGTGGCAAACCAAGTAAGACTAGGGGTGCTAAATTCCTAGTCGATACCACTTGGCACGAATATTTTAATGCTTATTTTGAAAAAAATTATTTTATAGAAAATGAATTAGAGTTCCTAAAAGCATTAAAACACGATTTAGAACAACAATTAGAACAAACTGATAAAGATATAAAGAAATTAGAAAAAACTCGTTAGAATGTCTAAAAACGAGTAATAAGGAGATATTATGATAAGTTTAAATGAATTTATTAACAAAACTAGAGGAAAATATAACGATGTACCCTGGACACATAAAAGTGATGTTTTAAAGAAAGAATGTGTATCATTAGTACAATGCTATGTCAAAGAAGTTTTAGGACAAACTGCAAAGGCTAGGGGTAATGCGAAAGATTGGGACGAAACTTATGTAAGAGAAGGTTTAGGTAAGATAGTTAAAAAAGGACAATATGGCGATATAGTTGTATTTAATAGAAATACTTATGGACATATTGCTATCTTTATAGACGATAAAACAATGTACGACCAATATAATGGTAAAAAAGCAGGTTATGTTAAAATGCAAAGTAATCCAGTATTTATAAGACCTAATGTAAAAGTAGATCCTTACTTTGTACCTGGTAAATATCAATTTACAAAAGTAAAATATGTAAGACTTTCTGCTAAAGTTGGAGATAATAAAACAAAAAAGAAATCATTTATGAAGTCCGTACAAGATTTATGTATATCTGATATAAATGGTTATGCTAAAACTAAAATAGGTAGTATATGGGAATTAGATATGTTTGTATTCGATTCTAATTATAATATCTGGGGGAGAAGAAAAGGAACTGCAAAAGGCAATAATAGAACTGACCTTTGGATTTGTGTCAATGATTCAACAGGTAATCAAGCAAAAAAGGTATAATACATAGAAAGGACAACTTGAGATGATAGACGAAAAGCGAATTGAAAGAATAGAAGAAGAAATAGAAAAATTAAGAGAAAAATCTATTAATACTTGTATGGTACAAAACAACGATAAGTATGAATTAAAAGAACTTATTAGAGTTGCAGTAGAACAAGGAACTAAAAGAATATATGAAAAACTTGAAGAACACGAAAAAAGAATCCAAGACCTAGAAAACCAAGACGGGAAAAAAGCAATACTTATTTTAAAATCAATTGGTGCTACCACTTTGGGTTGGGTAGTATTAGGTGTTCTTAATCATATTATATCTATATTCGGACACTAGAAAGGATTTACAATTATGGGTTGGAACATAAGATGTATATTGTTCGGTCACGTTTGGGAAAAAAAGGGCAACAAATGGGTTTGCAGAGTATGTGGGCAAGAACAAACACCAAAGAAATAAAAAAACTGGAATTATTTTCCAGTTTTCTTTTTTATAAATAATTTTTTTTAATTAATTTAATAAATTCTTCTCTACTATGTGTTTCTTCAAATTTCTTTTGACATTCTTTTTTATATACTAATGCAAATTGATAACATTCGTGGAACATTCTATGGTGTTCTCTACATAAAGGTATGCAGAATCCATTTTTTATACTTGTTATTCTTCTAGCACCTTCGTATATTTCATTTATATCATCTTTAGGTTTAGGGCAAACATAGCAAGTGTCTAGTTTATCGGTCAATATAGACCACCTTTTATCTTCTAATTGTTTTAACTTGGTTGTTTTCTTCTTAATTTGCGTTTTTACCCCATTTTTAAACACACACAAAGGTTTTTTTACTTTAAGAGTAGAATTATACCTTTTTTGTGTTTTGTTGCTTAAATCGTGTTTAAATGGTGTTTCTTTATTTTCACATATACAGTTAAATAAATCTACTTGTTTTTTAAAAAGGGTACAATAACCAAACTTGCACCCTTTTTTTGTTCTTATTTTATGATACTTACATTCCATTTCTTTCAACTATTTCTTTTTGAACTATAAGTAAATCTAATGCGTTTATCTCGCCGTCCCCATTGACATCACAATTATTTACTGGTTGTTTTGTTAAAAAGAATACTGTAATACATAATAGAACAAGTATTGCTAATGACATACAAAAGAATGTCATTTCATAAAATTTAAATCTTGGATCATCTTCCATTAATTTTTTCATATTATCTTTTCTTCCTTTCTAGTTTTTTGTGTATTTCAAAATATGGTCTATAATCTCTAAACTCTACATATTTTCTACATATAGGGAATTCTCCTGTGTGTTCAATTATCATTGCACTTTCATATTTTAGTGAATCAACTTTGCTTAACATATAATCAAATTGAAATTCTTCATTAAATTCTGATATTGTTTCATCTTGCTTTGTTTCTCTATTTCTAGCAGTTAGTTTAAATCTCATTTTGTTGTTCCTTTCAATACTAATATTATTGATTCTACACTAATAGTATCTAACATATAATCTTCTATTTCATAATCTAAATCGTATGTATATTCAATTAACACACAATCATCATAACTGGCTTTGGAACTACCTGACGAACTTCCGTTTACATAACCACCAATACTTCCACAACCTAGAAATGAACTTCCAGAGATTTCTCCACTTAATGAACTTTTATATTGAGATGATCTTTTATAATCTCCTAATTTATCTATAAATGTAATATTCTTATACTTTTCAAATGTAGGTAGTTTTTCTTTTTTAATAGAAATATGTTGTGGTTTATTTTCCATTATTTCTTTAATTTCAATTAATAAATCTCTTATTTCATTTAATTTATGTAATTGCCAGTTATATTTATCTACGGAATAAATACTTGTTTCAGATTTGGGGAAGTCACAGTAATCACTGACATAATAACCTTCTCTATTTTGATATTTGTTAATATGAATATTTTTCATTTTTTCTTTTAATGTAAATTCTGGTACAAAATCAGTTTTTATATTAAATCTTTTTATGTCACTGTTAAATTCTCTTATTACATCACTATATTTTTCATTTAATATATCTTTATTAGTTGAATATTCTTCTTTTTTCTTTTCATATTCACTTTTTAAATAATCTATTAGTTTCATATTTACTCCTGTGGCATTTCATAAACTGCTAATTTTTTTCTCATTAAAATAATATCTTCTTTACTACGATTTTTCCAACCTTCTTCGCAACATTCTTTATCATTAAAATACATATCTTTTAATAATAAAACATTTTGTATTTCATCTAATACTTCTAATGCTCTTTCTTTTGTTGCATATTTACCAACTACCAAATAGTCCAAAATTTCACCTCTATTTTCTACATTTATCGCTATATAACTTTCATTTAAAATTCTAAAATTATATGCTTTTACTAAATCTTCTTTATCTTGACTTCTAATCCATAATTCCATATCTATACCTTCTCTATCAAATTGTTTTTTGTTAATTCATAGATAACATCTGCGTCTATCATATATTCATATATACTATCATAACTACATTTTTCATCTAGAATATAATTTTTACCATTTTTATAAAAAATTGTT